TGACCCTTTGTGATACCTTCTGCGAATGGGTTTGCAATAACACCATAACGTGTCTTGAAGCCAATTCTTGGGGTAAACGTGTCAGGATCAACAGCATTAACCATCTGTAGAGGAATATAAGGGCAATAGAACAGACCAGCATCGAATGCTGAGGCCCCCTTATATCCAACAGTCATATACTGACCACCAGAAGAATAAGGATCGATATAAACGCGAGTCTTACCGTTCAACACACCAACGAAGGTATTACCCGTATCGTCTGGTTGTAGACCGTTGTTCTGGTTAAGGGCTGGCGTGAAATCTAGAACACCAGCGGCAACTAAGGCACTTGCAGCGTCAGAAGACATAATTGCAAGGTTGCCTCTCCCTCTACGGGTTGCCTTTGCGATAGCGTTAGATTCACGCTCAATTTGGAACATTAAGCCTTTCCACTTTTCAACTGACCAACGGCCATTTGAATCTGTGTCAAGGTCGAAAATACCAGCAGTTGTAGTATTATCCTGAGCACCAATTGCCGCTGTATAGTTAACAGTGCCAACCATTTCACGGTTGATTTCAGCAAGGATTTCAGTTGAAAGAATATTCACAAGTTCCGTTCTTGCGTCTAGACCGTGAATTGCCTTTAAGTCCTGAGCAAGTTCTAACGTGTACTCTGATGCTAGAGCGCGGCCACCTGCTGTAACAGTCTGACGCTCGATGGTGAATGCCATCTTTGCGAATGAAGCGTTACCAGATGTTCCTAGAGCTTCAAGCTGAGCCGTGCTCATTCCCGTTCCACGGTTATATAAACCAGTAGAAGCTAGGTTGCCGACCTGAGTAGAGTTACCAGGAAGTGTACCAACGTGCTTTTGTCCGAACGTGTTTGCGCCAGAAAGAACAGAAGAGAACATAGTGTTCACTTCGTTATAGAAGGTTTCCCCACCAGTCTGGTTGCTATAACGTGAGCGGAGAGCAAAGATTAGACCCGTTGGTCCAGTCATTGCCTGCACACCCATAATGTCATATGCCATAAGATTAGGCATAGAACGTCTAACTAGAGAAATCATAACAGGGTCAAATGTATCAATACCGCCTGAACCAGCCGTTGAGCTTGAAGCGCCCATAAAGTTGACAGGAATTGAAGACTCTGAAAGTTGTAATGCGGGATGGATATGGGTTCTATTCGTCTCCATATCATCTTGAAGATTTTCAAGCATAACAGCAGTAACACCACGTCTTACGCTGTCATTGATGCTTCCATAATCTTCATGCTCAAGAATTGGAGCCCACTTATTTAAAATCTCTTCATTTAGGCTGTAAGTCATTAAATTATAATCTCCCTATGAATTTTGTTTTTTATTTATAATTGTTGATTGCTTAACGAGACTTTTTTTCAGCAATTCTCTTTGACATAGAAGATAGTTGTTTAACCATATTATCCATGCCAGGATAGAACACTTGTTTCTTTGGAGTAGTATCTTCGTTTACTTCCTCAGTGATAATACCAGTATCAGTAGGCCCTTTCTTACCTAAAGGAAAATGCTGTTCTCTGACAGTCTTAACCTTTTCAGCAAAATCTTCATCTAATGAAAAGCTTTCAACCATAGTCTTTAGCTTTTCTTTCTGTGTTAATGGTAGACCATTAGCAACAGATTCTAGTATTTCTGCCTTCTTATACTGTTCTAATTCCTTAGAATACTGAATCTGAATATCAACAGCTTCGTTAAGATCAGCTTTTAACTTATCCACGGTAGATGTTAGACCTTCCACAACGTCAATCTTATCCTCAGGGACACTGACATTATGGTATCTGCAAAGTTCAATTAAATCTTCAAAAAACTCTTGGGCCTTTTCAGCCGCAACTGCGTTTTGTACTTCAATTTTATTTTCTTCTAACCACTTAGACATTCCATACGTTAGATACGTATCAATATTTTCTTCGAAGAAAGAAGTGATAGCATCTGTTTCTTCATCTAATCTGTTGTTGTACTCTTCCTCAATAGTTACACGAAGTGCAGACTCACGTGCATTAAGTGCAGCTTCGAATAGAGTAAGAACCTTTTCCTTGTGCTCTTCGGCAAGTTCTTTATTATCGCCAAATAAAGCTAGAACATCAGCTTCGTAAGTTTCTCTCATTGCATCAGACGGCTTTGCTGCAATTGTAGAAACGTTATGTGCTGCCGCTCCATCAGGAACGCCGCTAGCTTCATTTCCAATTGAACTTAATGCAAGGTTTAAGAAGTTAAGGGCTTGTTCGTGAGATAACTTTTGAAAGATATCCATAAGAGCACCCATAGCAGCAGTTTTTGTAGGATGCGTCTGAATTGAACTAACGTTCGCATCATAATCAGGGTCTTCCTTTAAAACCTTTTCTTCAACTTTCTTCTTTGCCATCTTACTGTTAATCTCCTTACGAAATATAGTATTCTATTTAGAACCGTTATTTTTTTAGCGTTTACGTGAAATGCCAGATAGATAATATTCATAGAGACGTATTTCTTTCTCTATTCTTTCTTTGTTTGAAAGTTTCTTGACATTATCAACGAATTGTTCTACTCTACTTTCCATCCAAGTATCTTTAGCAGCGTCATAAACCCATTCAACGCCTTCCATAATGCCCTCAACAAAACAACCAGGGCCAGAAGGATCAGTAACAGCATCAATAGTAATAAGCTTATAATCAGATTGGACTTCTGAGAGACCTTCGTTATTAGTTTTGACAGAGCCAAGTCCACGTGTTGACATTCCAGGCTTACCGCCTATCTCAATCATTCCCTTTAGCATTAGGCCAGGGCCATACGGCATAACCGTGCATTCCCCGATAACAGTCTTTCCTGACCATTCCAGACCAGTGATTAAATGAGAAATATTCAGTTCATGAATCTTTGGTCCGTCTTCTCCCTTGGGATGGCCAAGCTCCCCCCATGCTGTTCTAGTCTTAACCTTTTCAGCCAAGAAACGATCAACAACAGGCTTAAGCGTTGCCTCTGAATAAACTCTCTTATTGCGGTTTGGCTCGGTTGATAACATTGGACCCTTTAGTTTCAAAAGGGTTGAACCATTCTCTAGTTTTTCGTTAATGATATCAACGTCTTCGCAAAGTTCTCTTATTAACTTCATTTAATTGTTTGCCCTAAGTTTTGCTGATTGCATTTGCATATAATGATTAGTTATATGTTGATATGCTCTTTTTCTACTTCCCACGGGACCTTTAGTAATGTATGTTCTTAATGTTTCATTATTGTTTATATGATGAACATCAAACTCAGCTTCCCTACCCTCACCATATTTGTGAAGTTCGTAAAAACCCCCTTGATGATATAGACGACTAACAACCTTATTTTGGTCTCTTGACCATTCTTGAGGCCTTCCTAATAGTGGATGAATTGTTTTTGTACTAGCCATTATACTGCTGTTATACTCCTAACTGTCCAGAAGTCGTCTGCTAATTGAGTATTTGTAAGATAATCGTATGGTAGATAATAATATCCATTATCACCACAACCTGTACCCCAAGAGTTTCTAATCTTGAATACAGATTTTGAATCTTCATAACCAACAGCTAATATACAATGACCCCCAAGATTTTCATCATGGGCTCCAGGCATAGGAACTAAACCTTTATTAGCATCACCGTCATAAAAACTTTGATATATTGATACACCAAACACAAACGGGAACCCACCAGCTAGGCAAGCCTTAAGATGTAAAAGCTTTGAATTATCAATTCTGTAATATGATAACGCCTTGTATTTTACTGCTTCATCATAAGCCGATTGTTGTGGTTTATTAGTGAATTTAGAAATGTCATATGGCCATAATGATTCATGGCAATATCCAACATTAGCTAAACTCTTAATTCCAGTTCTGATATATGCTCCAGCATCTTCATTAATAGTATTTTCGGCTTCTCTTTCATTATAATAAATGAATAGACGAGATACATCAAAGAACTCTAATTTCTGTTTTACTCTATCGAACTCAATAGCGCCAGAAATAGCATGAGCCGTGCATGAACCAAGGTCTCCCTGATCATCGCACGGTCCAAAAGAATTACTAAGATCAACAAACTTTGGCAGAGTACGCGGTTTCTCTAATTTCATTCTCATTTGACCATAGTCAAAGTCTCTGAAATCAGGAACGTCTGGTTTCCATCCAAACTTTACGTGATGTAAATCTGCCATTGCATTAATCCTTTAATATTGGCTTGTACCGCCGCCTTGCTTACCAATTTTCATAATTAATGTACCAGTACCAGTAACATTGGCCACAAGAGTAGCAGTGCTATCAATTGATAGTGACATATCAGAAAGAGTAAAATCCATTACTCCCGAACCCGATAGGTTCAAAAGAGTATTAGCCCCTCTAGATACTTTCCATGTACCGCTCCACATTACTGTTCTAATATTGCAACCCGTAAGAACTTCATCTCCAACAGCAACGTTTGATGTTGAAGTATTACCAGCAATGGTTAATGCTTCACTTGCATTTAAGACAATAACGGCTGAGGAGTTTTTTCTGTTATTTGTTACCGTCATTATTAGGCCTCGGTCTCTGGCTCAGATTCAGTTTCAGTTTCTTCCTCTGACTCAGGCTCATCTAGTGGATAACTATCAACTCTGTTTCCAAACATGTCATACTTTATTTGGTCAACATACTTTCCGAGATGTTCTTTCATGGCCCTGTCAAGAATATCCTTAACATCGGCTGGCCTTTGATCAATGACAGCAGCCATAATTTCCTTTGCATACGGCGAAGGACTATCTGTTCCTAACTCATTAAGTATTTCTTCTTTAGGAGTTTCGTCAGTTGATGTTTCAGTATCAAGTTCTTCACTTTCTTCAAGTCCAAGAATATGATCAATAACTTCTTTACTGATACCTTGATCTTCAAATGATTGATACAAAGCATCAGTGTCTTCTGCCTCAGCGAACAAGGCTTTGATATCTTTGATTAAGTCCATATTCTCACTTTCCTTAATACCTTTTCTATTAGACATTTTACCGCTTTTCCTACCCTTTGGTCTTACTTGTTGAGAGTATCCCGCATTATGGCCTCTCCATCCCGTACCAGGAGGGATAGCCCTAGTAGCCATTCCAGAACCAACTCTTGAATTAGGCCTAGCAATTCTATCTCCATAATATACAATAGGCATACCGTTAACGAAACCGACATTACGGGTTAACCGTCCTTTACGTGTCTTTTCATTTAACTCGTCTGCCATTTACCTTTGACCTTTTTGGTTTGGTATCTGCTGCTGTTGTTGCTGTTGAACAGGGGCAGCAGGTCCAGGCACATTACCGCCTTGATCAGGTGCTCCCATTGGATTTAACAACTCAGGAGAATATTGCGGATTATTTAGTTCTTCGATGATTTCCATATCAATTTTCTCTTGATCTTCCTCAGATTGTTGTAGTATAGTTTCTCTAATCCATTTATATGAAACTAAACTTCCTGCGAAAGGAACATAAAATTGTAATAGATTGCCACGTTCAGCAAGCATGGCCTTTTCTTTTAATTCTGAATATAGATTGTCTCTTTGCCAAATAAACTTAATTCTATATGAAATAGCAGACCAATCTTCGGGGGCAATAACGCCTCTCAGAACTAATTGTTTTTCTAAAACTCTTAAAAATAAATGAGAAAATCTTAAATGTAAACGATCAACAAACTTACAGAAATCAATTTCGTCTCTGCTTATTTCTTGAGCCCTACCGTATGAAAATACAGCCTCAGGGTTAAATCTAGAATATGGAACCTGTAGGGACTTATATAATCCCATTTTGTAGTATTCCATTTCATCAATAATACCCTGCATTTGTCCAGGCTGTAATGTATCAATACGAGTACCAGCCTTGCCACCGTCTCTTGTGGCTAACCAATAATCATCAGTGAATGTCATGAACTTTCTATCGTCTCTGATTTCACCTGATTGGGCATCATAGACAACTTTAGTCTTAAACTTTGTCATAAGACTCTTAACGTATTCTTCTGCTTTGATACGTGGCAAACCGCCTACGTCAATATAGAATACTCGTCTTTCAGGGGCACGGGTAACACGATAGATAAGACCAGCATCTTCAACTGATCTGAGCATGTTGAGATATTTGATAGCGATATGAAGATGGCTTAAAACAAGTGTATTGTTGGTATCGGTTAGACCACTAACCACATGTACCACAGCATCTTTGGCAATCTTTAACCCTGTTAGAGGCATAGAAGGCGCAGAGCCAGGAGTTGAGGTTGCTTGAAACCCCTTATCGTTGTAAACGAAATACTCATTTACAACTCTATTAATAACATCAGAGCCAGGAACCGATTGAATCTCAGGGTTCTTAGCCTTAGCTATTTCTTTGACTTTTCTGATACATCTAGGGTCAAGATATCGTAATTCTTGAATGCCTGCCTGAGGATTTTTTGGATCGATAATAATATTGTAATACAACCTACCATCAACATACCATTTCTCAAAAATCTCATAGGCTTTAGTATTGAACTCAAGTAATTCTTGTACTCGATCAAACTCGTTTTCAATAGCTTCTTTGATAGCAGGGGGAAGCATATTATCTAAAGCTTCAAGCGTAATCTTTACGATTGGTTCAAAGTCTTGTTGGACAATAGATTCATTACATATTTGAGTCACCGCTGATTTAACCTCAGGGTGAAGTGTCATATCTCTATATTTTGTTACTAATTCGGCTTCACTTCGGACACTGCCGTTGATATCAACATAGGTCCCTTGAATACCGCCAGCGGTAACGACTACTGCACCGTCATCCGAAATCGGAGGGGAGAAAGAAGGGTGTTCTTTCTCCACATCAGGTGCATCGCGCTTGATTTCATAACCCCAAATTCTTACCATAATCTAATTACTCTTTTACTGGTTTAAATTATTATCATCAGGAAGAGTAGACTGATAAGGTCCATCCTTCATATTTGCTGATAGGTATCCAGTATCTAGTTCGTAATAGTCATATGAAAAATTAACAGCAAAGGTTTCGATTTGGTTTATGGCATCCCATGATAGACCGATATTATCAACCTGAGATGGGAAGATACCATGGAAGTTATATTTTCTGATAACTGCCCCATCCTTACCAAGCTGTCTAACATCGGCAATGGTCTTATATGCTGTTGCATATAAATTAGGGTCCATTCTGTTAGAAACTAGCGCGTTCATTCCATTTGACCACGCTTCGAACGCATTTCTTACAGTAAAGTCTTCATCGTTTTGGACAGTTACCTGCCAATCTTGGAATACACGATCCCCCGCATACTTAACCTGTCTTCCAAAGTAAGCCACAACAACAGGCTCAACAATGAATGAAGGTAGTGATGCAGCAGTAACGACGAAACGCATTCTCTGTGAAGCTTGTGCTCCAATGCCAGGAGGCATTGTTATATTAACTTCGAATAACGTAGGTCTAGCCCCACCGTATGGCAGGGACTTAGCTTTAAACTGTTCAATATTAAAAGGCACTTTTAATTGACTCCTTAAATATAATTCTTATGCTATTTAGTTTCTTAATTAAAAGAAGTTTCCAGCCCCAAGAATCTCATTAAAGTCAACTCCCGTTGCCGTAGCAACAAAGTTTAAATTAATGAAGTTAATTGATCGTGCAGGCTTGATAAGAATATCAGCCACAAACTCATTTCTATCAATAACCAATGGAGTGTTATTAAAAGTGTCGCAACGAACCTTGAAATCGTAAATACCTCTACGTCCTTTAACATCTTTTAGATAAGGTGTAATTGCATTAACGAATTGTGAACGTGTAAACTCATCATTGAACTCGAATAGTGTATATTCTGCCATTGTAGCAATGGCCTTTTCGAGAACAATGAACAACCGTCTAACGTTGATTCGGTCGAAGGCAGAAGGTTTAGCTTGAAGTGTCTTATCACCCCAAAGAACCGTTCCCTTTCCAGGCTTGCTAATAACAGGATTGATCTGAGACTTATAAAGCTCATCACGGAATGCCTTACGAGGATTCCAGGCAAGCTTAATGAAGTTTTTGATCTGTCCTCTGTTAAGACCAGCAGGTGGATACCAAGGATCAGTTGTTTGATCTGTTCTGATCATAAGACCAGCAATATCACCATTTAGAGGAACCCAACGAGGAATGTCATTATATCTGTCATACATTAACTTGTAACCAGAATCTAAGACTGCGTAGTTAGAGTCACGGCAAGAATTACGGAACTCTTTAACGTTATCTAAACGTAGGCTATCGCTGTTAACAGAAACAACGTCAAACTTATCAGGAGACACGCAAACGACGCAATCCTTACGGATTGTAACGATGTTATCTATAATATGGTTTGCAAGCTGTTCACCATTAACGCCGCCCCTTGCTTTACCCTGCAACAGAATAGAAACGTCAACATCTTCATCTGATGCGAATTGATCATACCCTTGAATTAGAGTAGACATTTCAACATCAGACTCTCCAGCACCATCCCAACCGCTGTTGAAATCGTACCATGTAACTTGGTTATTGGTTACAGACGTAACATTGAGTGAGTCATTTGAATACCCAGACGTTTTATCATTGGCATACCACACCCAACTTGATTTCTTATTAATGACTGTCTTGAAGTAGTTATCTTCATTGGTATGAGTCTTGGCATCCGTTCCTCTTGATAGACCTTTATAGGTTTCAAGGATTGTACCAGGAACACCAGTGATTAAACCATCTTCGTCAACAACGGCAATGTGAAGTTCATCTTGGGCTGCTCCATTACCGAATTGTAGCATGTATTCTGACTGACCAGGGGCAGTATCAAATCTGCTGTAATATTCCCAGAAACGAGTAACAGTATCAGAAAGAGCCTGATTTGAAATCAATCTAAGATCGGTCTCAAACTCGATTTGGAATGTTGAAGCCGCAACAGAGCCATTAACGTTTGAAGTTGTAGTTCCGACGTTAGTAACTTTAAGGCTTTGCGTTCCTATTGTAGAGTTACCGAATTGTAGATAGTCAGTTGTGTTGATGTTACCCTTTAGGTTACTTGCCGCTGTAATAGCCGCAGTTTGCGCCGTGGTATTAGATGAACCGTCATGTCCGTTATTAATAACAACAGTAGCCGTATTCGATCCAACAGTAAGACTTATTGTAGCCCCACCATTTGCATATGATGCAAGATTAATTGTGCTTGTAAACTGATTGGCGTTGTCACACACAGATAGCTTAAGGCTGTCACCTAGCTTGCCAGGATAACGACCAACCCAATACACATTGGTATCAAAGGTTCCGTCCATTTCATCATATGAAGTCTCATTCTTAACAATTTGACTTGCTAGACTGGTAACTGTTCCGATGTTAGCAATAGACGTATATGTAGCAGCATTTGAGATAAGCTGAATGGTATCGTTGCCGCTGCCTAATGCATGGCTTGCTGTATCAATTCTGAAAGCTGTTGTATTGACGATGGATGCAACGTAAGTACCAATGGTTAGCTTAGAATTGCCTGAGCTAATAACCATTTGTCCAATATGAATATTTGATGTGTTGCCGCTTGCCATAACAACTGTAGTGTTACCGTTACTAACAGTAACAGATGCTATTGGGCTAACACCTATAGTGTTAGCAGCACGAGAAATCATCAAATGATTTCCGTAAGAAAGCGTTGCTTCTCCAGTAAAATAAGTTTCTGCGTTTAAACTGGTAGGCTTACCAAACGTCTTCCATTTAACATCTACATTGTCAATTAATACTCTTTCATTCACTGGACCCCAGCGATACACACCACTTATACCTGTTTCGGTTGTCGCAACCTCAGGAACGATAGTTGAAACGTCAAACTCGCGTATATTAACGGCTGGTGATAAGGAAAAGCTCATTCTTATTATCCTTTATGCTAAAACTTTGTTCTTTATTTATTGATTTTACTTGTTTAAAGCTTTAGTAACCAGTTAGCAGGAAAATCCCATTCATCTTGTGGTTCATTGTCCAAAGACTCAGCATGAAAGCATGGGGCAATCATTTCCATTATATCGTCATCGTCGCTATCTCTTAGGTGTTCAATAGTATCAATATTAGTCAATTCTTTGAAATAAAGCTGTTCACTAAGCCATCCAAATAGCACACAGCACATAGATAAATCGTCAGTTTTTCCTTCCTCAGCTTCCCAACTTTTATTCTTTTTTGAGAATACCGCTAGTTCGTTGAACGTATTACGATCAACGATTTCTAATCTACCTTGCTCTACTAATAGCTTTAATAGATAACAACCTTGGTTTTTTGTCGGAAGAGTAGTCTTAATTCCAGGCTCACTTTTATCACCTGATGTTGTAAGTCTCTTACCGCTTCTACCTCCTACAGTCGTAGTTCTAAACAAGTTTTCATATTCGTAATCATCAAATAATGCATCAACAACTTGCGATCCAATGTCATTGATTTCAATTAGGCAATGAGCATTATTATATGCCTTTGCCACGTGTCCTATAACCTGAGCATAATCAATTGGTGTTGTTACGTTTGATCTATAGACACATACTTGTCTAAAAGGTAAAGAAGTAACATCAATTACAATAAAAGCAGAGTAATCTAATCCCTTTCCACGGGAAACGTCTGCCACTAACATATATAGATGATCTGCAATAGGATTTTCGTATTTTTTTAAATTATCATCGTACCATACAGGCTCTTGTAATCCTGCTTTCATTTTTTCCAGAGACGAACCTGATAAAAGAGTATAGCTTGAACCTAGGAACTCAACCTCTTGTTCCTGTCTAAACTGTTGAAGGTCAAATCCTAAGTCGGCTAGAGTCTGTTGTTTCCATGCTTCATCACGTCCTGGAATCATATCCCAAGTAATTTTGAACGGATAATAACCATTCCATTTAGCTCTAGTTTCTTGGTTCTCTGCATCTTTGAAATTAGCCGCTTCCCAGAAATCATGGAAATGGTTCAACCCGAATGGGGTTGAAATCATAGCAATCTTAGCATCTGGATTGTTAGCAAGCGTCTGTGACGATGCGGTCCAAAAATCTTTCCAGTCTTCAATCTTGGCAACCTCGTCAATCATGAGGAAGTCAATAGTGAATCCTGAAATTGAGTCTCGTGAGGTTGCCGCTGAGAAAACACGAGAACCGTTCTCTAGAATGATACTCGTCTTATTCCATCCGCCTTGTTTGATGCCTTGCTGCATCCATAAAGGAACATGCTCATAGGCATATTGAAGACGTTGAACCATTTCTTGAGCAACGTCTGCTTTGTTGGCTAGAATGGCAATCGTCTTGGGGTTCTCTTCGGAACTAAACAGGATAAGCCATAAAATGAAACCAACAGTGGTTGTTGACTTACCAGCCTGACGACATGTACCTAATATTGTTCGATTATTGTTTTTGTAAGATAATACTACTTCTCTTTGCCAGTCATATAATTTGAAACTGACTTTTTTACCTTTTGAAACAACCTTCATATGGTTTTCAATAAAATAGATTGGGTCAAGAGAACACTTAACCCATTCCATTTGCTGTTCAGGAGAAATACTTACTAGGGTATTAGCCCTTTTAAGATTTAAATTACCACGAAAACCTTCATTCTCAGGAAGCATTATTAGATGTTAGCAACTGCCGTGTTAGATACCACAAGTGGAGAACTTGCACTGGTCATATGTTTTTCTAATTGTTCATAAGCAATGTCTGCAAGTCCTTTCATTATCATTTTCATATCATCACTTGCAGTATCCCAATCTTCTCCAGGGTGTAATGCTTCGAAGAAATGATAGGCCATTTTGCCTTTCATATCTATATCATTTACATCTAAGGTATTGTTTTTTAAATTATATTTTTTCATTACTTTGCACTCGCTGCTTTACTTTCTGATGACGCTCCACTATGCTCTGATGATGAAGATGAACCTTCCGAACCTGCCGCTGAATCAGATGCTTCGAACGATCCAGATTTAGATGCCATAGTGTCATGTTTCTTATAAGGACCTAATTTACCAGACACACCATACTTACCGTGAACGGGATGATATTTAATAAAATCATCTACTACACCAGAACTAGAGCTAGACCCTCCACCCCTATTTCCTATATCATAAGATGAATGTTCGTCTGGAACCGCCTTCCCAGAAGTAACAGGGGCGGCCACTTTTTGAACCTTATGAATAGTAACAGCACCGCCAATTGGGTTATTTGTGCTGCCTAATCTGATTTTATATTTGCCTGGATTGGCATCATTGAGATTCATTGCATAACGCTGATAGTGAGCCTTGTTTCGGGAATTGGTTCCGCCCATGCTAATAGCATTCCATTCCTTATCTTTCATAAAGCCTTCAACCGACTTTTGAACTAATGAAGCAACCTTGGCTCCCATAATTGGGGTGCTAGTTGCGATTGGTCTAAATCCAACTTTTCCAGGTTTACCAACACGAGCCACCACCTTATAATGGCCTCCTCCCAAATGGGCATAGTTAACCACGGCATGGTGTTCTTCACCGTTATGTTGGAACTTGATAACATCTTTCCAACCCGAGTCTTGCCCCGCCATTGGAGTAAGGGCCTCTTGTATTATTTGTTTAAATCTAATCATTTATGATTTCCCCATCTATGACTTTCTTCTTTTGCTCTTCTATCATCTTGGCAAACTCGGCTGTTGTTCCAAAAAACATATTATTGTTTATCGTTTTAGCAGTTTGATCAGTAGCAGTAGGCTGTGAACCTTTATTAATATCATTTTTAATTTGCTGATCGATTCGCTTTGTTTCTAATAATACTTTATTTCCATTGACAAGTTCTTTGACTAAACCTACTATCATTTCGTATGCCCCTGGATGCTGAGCCGCTTTAGCAATTTCTAGAAGCTCTTTCAGGGCTTCATTGCCATTTGCGATAGTATCCATGATATTTTTACGAGCAAAGTTCCATTCTTCATCAGAAGTAAAATCTGGTTTAGGAATATCAGGAAGTTTATCTTCAATGTTAAGTAGTTCTACTAATTCTTTATTCATTATTCAACCTTTTTAACAAATCCATAATCATCGCTAGAGAATATAGTATTTACATCAACAGATATTTCAGCATTGCTGGTAGGCTCACCGTTAGCCGTAAGTCCAGGTTGTACCGTTACTGTTCCTACTGGATCAGAAATATCGAAATCAGGAACATCAGCAAAGAAATTGGTAATGCTGTATTTAATGATTGGCTTCTCTCTAACAGGTCCAAAGTACCAACCCTTTACTACAAACTGTAATTGCCAAATCATGGTTCTTCTATCAGTAAAAGAACCATCATAATCATCTTGTATTGACACATCACCTAAAGTGATTACGGGGCAATCATATTTAAGGTCCATAGGACCAACTAATCTTATTGTAGGGGTATAACCAGGAGTAAATATTGGTAGTATTTCTTCTACAATTTTGGTAGTGTCTTCTAAAAACTTGGAATACACATAAAGAGAAAATGAAAGATCATAAGGAACCGCTGAAAATACAAACTTAGCTTTATTTGGATTTGTACTTTCAATGGCAATTTTTTTCATAGTTTGAAGCTTACGAGAGCCGTCATACCGAAGCCCAGTCATCTCAAATGAAATAATAGGAAGTACGATAGCAGCCTTCTTATCAATAGGAGGGTCTGCCATAACACGAGTTAATAACTTGTCTTTGTTAGCATAGACAATCGGGACTTTTATACGAGTTACTAGATTATTAGAAGAATCAACTCTATCTATTGAGATATCATTAAACAATCTTCCAAAAGATTTAATGTAGCCTTTAGTTATTTGATAGTAAAAATCTGTCCCTAGCATTATCTCTTGAACTCCTCACTGAAAGGATTTGTTTCGCTCCAATCAAGAATACCGTCAGTAGTTTGAGTTAAAACAGTATTATCCTGTAAGAAATCTTTAGAGGAAACATCAAACTTCTCATTAAGTAATAGAGTGCCGTCTTCTGCATATAATGGTGTTCCATCTTCTGCTAATAAGGCGTAATCTAGTTCATTGAGAGATAGCTTATCAACGATACTATCAATCTCGTCAATTCCAGTATTGATTTCCTCATGAGAGTATTCGATAAGCTCACAATGCAAATCAAAAACAGGTAGCATTCCAATTGGATAATGGAATACTTTCTTTTCTACATAAGTGATTGTGAAAAGTTTTTTATCTAATGGGTAGTATATAAGGTCTGATTCTCTAGGTCTTAATAAACCAGCAACAGTTTCAACTTCATCGTGGAATACACGTGACGCGCAAGTAAATATAACCTGATCTCTAATTTCTAGACCAAACTTGGACATAAGATTTCCATCACCTTGGAAACCTTCGTATGAACGAACATACATTTCAATTTGAATAGCATTCTCGTATGTTGAGATATCATCAGCTTCATAAATCTTATCAAAATTATGAATGTCTCTAGGAAGATAAAACAAATCAATTCCAAAGCCACGAATAGACTCAATGACTATATCCTCATATAGCCTTTGCTCCATTGAAGCACCGAAATTGTTATAGAATTGATTTGTTGGCATTTCTATATTGTTCCGTCTCTAATCTTTGATGCAATATGATGCCATTCATAATTTGCATCGGGGAACTTAGAGTTTAATTCCCTTGCGATTGCATGAGCACCATATCTAGCTTTCTTACTTATGCCATTACCTAATGAATATGAATGTGTTCGACTTCTTAGGTTCTTTGCAAAATCTATATGCTCAGGCGACATTTGGACCCGTTTTCTACCTGTCCCATCGGCCTTATTTACTGCCCCTGTAATGTATCTCGTAACAAGTCCTAGTCTCTTAGCAGCAGTTTCATTTGTATGGCCAATAGATTTTAATCTTTTGAACTCAGCTATTGTATCTGGATCAGTATATTTTGATGATCCTTTGTTATGAGGCTGATTAGGTGTTCTCTCAATTTGTCCAGTATTAACCAAATGTGTTCTGAGATTTCTTACCGTTCTTACACTTACACCTAGAGCCTTGGCATGTTCATGATTAGAAGCACCTTTGCTATGATTATCCATGAAAGTCTTTACTGCATCTTCATCATGAATTATATTTGGCCTTGGCCCTAGGTCATGATTTTTTACCGCTCTAGAAATCTTACTTTCGCTTGTCCCTGGAATTGCTTGTTGTATCCTCTTGTATGAGGAAGATCGTTTTCTCAGTCGTTGAATAATAGAGAGTTGTTCATCTGAAAAATCATTTGCTTCATTCAGTATATTCTTAAAAGAACGCATTCTATCCTACAAACATACCAGCAGCGGGAATACTATATGTATTAATTAATTCCTGTTTAAGGGCCTCTTGTTCCT